TAAACCCGCCACCATAGCATTGGAAATCATTGCCGCTTTGTGGTCCTCAAGTTTCTTTTTAGCATCTGCAAGTAATACATTTGACAAGTTTAATTCACCATTATATGTAGATACGGAAGAATTTAATTTATCAATAGCCTTCTGTCTTTCACTATCCGATTTAGTAACATCTCTAGCAATTTCAAAATACTTATCCAATTCCATAGTTTGTAAAGCGGTGTCCGCTACTGCTTGTTCCTGAATTTCATTTAATTTTTGTGCCGATTTTTCAGCATCGGACATTCGTTTTGAAAATATGGCTATTGCTGTTCCTACTGCTACTAAAACTGCTAAAAAGGCAACAAGAGGATTAGCCATTATAGTTCCGTTCCAAATAAGTTGAATTTTTGCGGCCGCTCTTGCTAATATACTATTTTTACCTATTGCCGCCGTAAAACCTTTTGTGGCTACTGCATTCGCAAACATTAAGGTTTTAAAAGTAACAAAAGCCGCTATTAATGGAACCATACCTTTTAATAAAGTAACACCATTTTGAAATATAAAACTTAATCCTTGTGCAACCGCTCTTAATGCAGGTTCAAGAAACTCAACTAAATCATTTCCAAATTGTGTTGCAGATGATCGTACTACATCTAAATCACCTTTTAAACTATCCCTCATTTCTTCTGCTAAATCTGCAGTTGCTCCTTCTGCATTTTGTAATTCAGTTTGTAATGTAACCAAGTCCTCACTTCCATTCACTAAAGTAAGAAAAGCACCTGCCGCTCTAACATCTGTAACTTCTAGTGCATCACCAACACTAATTCCCTTTTCTTCTAATTCTTTTAATGCGGGTCCTAATTCATCTAAACTGTGTACCGTTCTTCCTAGTGTTGTTGATAATTTACTTGTAGGATCGGCCATTTTCAACATTATATTTCTTAATGCTGTTCCCGCAGTTGATGCCTCAAACCCCGCATTTGTTAATAATCCTAACATAGCCGCAGTATCTTCAATACTAAAACCCATTTGACTTGCAACTGCTCCAACTTTAGGCATAGCAGTTTGAAATTTTTCTAAATCTAAAGCACTATTTGCAAAAGCAGTTGTTAAAACATCAACCACTCTTGTTGTTTCGCTAGCCTCTAGTCCAAAAGCATTTAAAGTTTGTCCTGCTACTGTTGCAACATCATTTAATTCGTTACCAAATATAAAAGCCAAGTCTAAAATACCACCCGACATATCTTCAATTTGTCCTGCCTCAAAACCTAATTTTGCTAATTCAATTTGTAATTCTGCAACCTCATTAGCAGTAAATGATGTTGTTCCCCCTAAATCTTTTGCTTGTTGTTCTAACGATGCAAGTTCTGTTTCTGTGGCTCCTGATATTGCACCAACTTGTTTTATAGCAAATTGAAAATCTGTAAAACTACCAATAACTCTAGATATAGTTCTAAAAGCCATTATAGCCGCAGTAACAACACCAACAACTGCTAACATATTTGTTTTCATTCCTGCTAAACCACTTGAGTAATTCCCCACATTTTTATGAAATCTACCCATTGACTTATCCATCAACTTCATTTTATCAGTATTGATACTAATTTGTTTACTTATTTGTTCAAATTGTTTTTTGTTTTTACCTAAAGGATCGGCAAGATTTCTTAATTTAGCAGATAGTCTTTTGTTTTCTTCACCCAATGCCGCATAACTACCCTTTGCTCGTTTAACATTTTGATTTAAAGATATTAGATTTGTAGATTGTTTGTTAAATTCACCTCGTAATGCTTTTAACTTAATTTCAACTGCAGTACTTTCTTTTACAAATTCTTTCTGTGAAATAGTACCCTCTTTGTATGCTTTTTTAGAATTTTGTATTGCCTCTTGTGCCTGAATAATCTCCTGCTTCAGTTTCTCCATTTCGGAGGTTCCTTCAACTTTTATCCGTATAATTGTTTGCTTTTCCGCCATTACTGTTATTTAATTCGCAATATAACACCGTTTTCCGTTGATTTAACGAACTTTTTTGTTATATCCACACTATTTAACCAAACCCGTATCAAAATGTTCTCCTTCGTTTAAAAAACATTGTATTGTTCTAGCATCTTCATTTTTATATACTCTTTTTGTTCTATAATTAACCTTTTCAGTATATAGTTTGACAATGTGTCCCGTTGTTGGTTCTGTAACTAAAATCTCACCACCATAACTTTGTATTGATCCGTCTTGTACTTTTAATACATTTTTACCTTCCGATTTTACAACTAAATCTGCATTTGAATCTATATTTAAGAATTTGTTACCTTTTCCTAATAACATTTGATCACTTTGTGTGTTTTGTAGTTCTTTTCCTATTGAAATAACACCCTTATTCTTATCCACTTTCCCTGTTCCTAAAATAACATTTCTTTTTCCTTTTGTATTATATCTTTCAGGTTTTATTTGTGTTCTTCTATCTGTTTGTCCTTTTCCAAAATAATTTGGAACAGCACTCTGCCCACCGTGTGGTTTATTTGGTTGTGGAGTAAAAGATGATTTTGTTTTTAATTGATTTGCGGATTGATTCTTTTCCCAATAACCCGATGCTTTGATAAAATTCCACCCTTGCATTTGCATTAATACTGCTCCGTCCGATAATCCAACTTGACCACCACCACCTGTGTTCGGTGGAGTATAATTAACAAATTCTAATAACTCAACTTTTGTTAATTCATTTGTGTGTGGTTTATAGTCAGTAATCTTATTTATCACCCAATAAGTATCAACTTCATTTGAACGAATATATATTAATTGTGACATATCAAGATTAGAAATATCTGCCGCATTTAATCTTACCCAAATTTGTTTTAATTTTGGTCTTGTAATTAAAGCCTCAATTTGTCTTTCCCAAAACATTTGATATAACCCAATACAATTAGTTGAAGATACATCGGCAAGTGGATAAGGTGGTGATCCGTCAAAATTTGCTAATTGATTGTGGTATGCTAAAGTAGTATTATCAAAAGTTTGATTTCCAACAGTTAAAGGTGGAAAAGTATCGGCACCTTCAATATCAAATACACAAGCAAGAGGATATTCTGCTAATTGTGAATTACACCACCGCCAACGATTTGTAAGATCAGCAGGTGCATTTCTATTTACAGGAACAAGACCTGCATATTGAAAAGTTCTTGCTCTCCATTTATCCATTTTATCAGGATAACTTTCACTATTATTAATACTTAATATATCGTTAAATTCTTTATGAATAAAAGGGATCCACGGACTATCTACTGCATCAATCTGTGTTGCTATTGTTTTATCAAAAGCCATTAAAGAAGGTGCATAGTATTTAGTTCCTAATAGTTCTTCTTCATTTACAAATGTTTCTTTTAATGTTTTCGCAAATGATAAATAGTGACAACTATCCACATCCATATATCTATGTGTGTCTACTGCAAGTTTATCCGAACCGTCCTCTTTATATGTAAAACATAAATACCTCTTTAAGAAATCATTTGAAAATATATTTCTTTGCTCTAGTGAATAATCTACTTTGTCACTCCAATTTACAGCATTTCCAATCGTTCCATAAAAAGCAGAATGAGGTTCTACTTTAATTGATTTCGTTCCCTGATCTGCAGTCCAATACAAATTATATAATCCCGTTAATCCATTTATAAACTCTAACATTGTTTCTGCACAAGGTAATGTATCACCAATAGGAAACTCTGTACCTTCAAAAATTATGTTAGATAATGTTCCCGCCCAAGTACTCGGTCCCGTTGAACGAAAACTTGTTTTCTTTATAACTTGTCTTTGAGGTTCAAATATATTTGCAACCGCTATTCCTGTATGAAAACCACTTTGACTTAAATCGCCTTCACTTGTTACATCATTAGGAAATTGGGTTACATTTACCGACATAGCCGATATACCATAATGTGCATTGTGTAATCTATCTATATCATATACTCCTGTATTGTTTCCTGAATTAACACTTTCTAAATTACTTGTACTATCATTACATTTATTATTAATATCATCATTATTACAATAACCGTTAGAACCCTCTTGATTATCAGTACAGGTAGTTGGAAAACACTCAAAAGCAGGTCCAATCCAATTATCCGAACTACCACTAACCTCACCACAACACCAACTTAACATATTTCGTGTTGTATTATTTTGAATTACCGTCCAATAAGGATCAGGCCCCGATTCAAAAACTCCATAATTGAAAGTTCTATTATGTTCACCAATTACTGTACCCCTTCCGTCAGGTTGTGTTCCAAAAGAATATAGTTCTTCTATTACTTCACTATATAGAAAAACCTTATCACCAACTTCCATAGCCAACTGAAAAGGATCTGTTTCTACTTGTCCCCAACTTATGTCAAACACAAGTCCCTCATTTGTTCCTAAAGGATCATAATACCCTGAAGGATCTTCACTAACATTAGCACTACCATTCCAATAAATAGAATAGTCTGCATAAAGTAGATTATGTATACCTCTTTCTTTAGGTGTTCTGCAAGAATCATTAGCAGTTGGTGTTGAACTTGCGGGATTACCCCAATAAGCCATATTATCAACACCGTCCCAATCCCAATAAGGAATAACATCCGACCACTCGGCTAGAGGATAACCTGTTATAGGTAGTCTTGGTTGACATACAACAGGGTTTGAATTTGGATTAATCACGGAATCGTGTGGATCACCTGTTCCGTCACAACAAAATTGTTTAGGGGTATCACTCGGTCCGTCACCTGTTCGCCAAGCACGATAACCTTCTCTAACTAATCCACCAACATAATACATAGCACTAGCAGGACTAGCATAAGGATTAGTTTGACAATTTGTACTCCAATCAGGCGAACCAAATTCATCTTGATCACCAAACCAACAATCCTGTGCACAACCGTGCATATTTGTTGCACTATCATATACACTACTATTATGTGGATTAAAGTAAGGTCCCGCATCATTACAAAGTTCATCACTACACATACACCAACCCCAACCATTATTATCTTGTACTGCACTACCAACCATACGGACTTGAAACTTCTGTCCCCAATCCCACGGATCCGATGCCTTTTGGTGACAGAGAAATAAGTTTGCTCTATAAGTTGTAAAGTGTCTTTTAAAATTCCAATAACAAGGAACAATCATTGCTCTTTGTTCAGGATTACCTAATTGTTCTCCTATTGCATTCCAAGGCAAATAATTACCACCACTTGTATGAAAAGCACCACCCTCTTTTGCTATCATAGGACACATATTTTGTCCCCATTGATAATAATCCATAGTAGCACCATCGACATCAGGTAATGGTCTAATAGGGTTCGGTCCCGTATATCCCTGTCCGTATCCTAATATACTTGTTTGTTGACTTATATAACCAACTGCAGAATCATTTGCCCATAAGTTTTGATTCCACGGATCGTAAGGATTAAAAGCATACTTAATTTCCCAAGTTCCACAACCACCAACTTCACTATTACAAGTTGAAAGAGGATCGTAATCATTACTCATTGGAAAAGTACCTAAATAACAAGCAGGTTTACCACCACATCTTGTGCTTGAAGGATTATAATAATTAGGTCTATGTTTTTCATATCTACTTGTGTACATAAAATCTACACCCTGTGTCCAACTTCCTATATCCGATGCTAACATCA